CTGCGGCCTGCGCTGCGCTCTCGTCCCCGGCAGCGAGGAAGCCCTCTATCTCCTTGACGCCCTCACGGAAAAACTGTGCGGCCCCTTTAGCGTTAGCGCCGCTGCTCTTGACGATCTCATCGAGAACTTGCTGCGAGTTAGCCGCATCTGTGTTAGCGCTTTCGAGTTTCTGTCGGATGTCGAGCAGGGTGGCCTCGGCGCTTATAGCCTCCTTCGAGCCCTCTCCGTATTTCTCGAGCTTGTCGTTGTAGTCACTCTGCGCTGCCTCGGCTTTGAGGGTGAGCACCGCTATGGCGTCTTGGGCCTTGGCGAGCTCTGCGGTCGCTTTAGCGCCGTCGTCGCTGGCCTTGGTAGAGCGGATGATGTTGGCGCGCAGACCGGCGAGCACTGTGTTGGTGTTGACGCCTGAAGCCTCGAACTGACCGAGCAGCGCTGCGGTCTCGTCGAGACCGAAGCCCAGCTCGGCGAAGGCTGCCGACTGACTGACCAAGCCCTCCGTGAGTTTGTTGACCGGCACTCCGGTCTTTTGCGATGCGCGAAGCAGTTTGTTGATGGTCTCGACGGCTTGGTCTGCCGGCACGTTGAAGGCACCGAGCACCCGGGTGAACCCGTCCAAGTTTGTCTGCTCGCCAGTGATTGTATCGAGGTCAGCGAGCGCCCGGCCTACCTCTTGGAGGGGCTTACCAGTCAGCTCGAGGCGCTGGTTGAGTAGGGAGACGATCTCAGCGGTGCGCTCGAAGTTCACCGCGCTCGACGTTGCGATGGCCTCGAAGTCGGCGCGAAGGCCGTTGAACTCCTCGCCGGTTGCGCCGGTGCTGCGGCGGATCACGTCGAGCGCGTCGTCGACCTTCTCGCTGGAAGCGATAGCGCTAGTAGCGAGACCGAGGATGGGCGCGGTGACGTTCTTCGAGAGCGACTTGCCGGCCTTGTCGAACCCAGCCGTCAGTTTCTCGCCGAGCGACTTGCTCGCCTTCTCTGCCGCCGGCCCGACCGCCTTGTCCACCTGGTCGCCGAGGGTGGAGCCGAACGTGTCGGTAAGTTTCGGCCCGATGAGGATGTTCATCACGGCCGCCTCTAATCCGAGACCTGCCATTACTCACCACCTCCGCGCCGTACTTTGAGTCCGTGTTGTTTTATCATCTCTGCTAGACTAGTGCCGCGTTTCGCGGTGGCTTTTTCCGCCCGGTTCCACGGCCGGGGAACCTCGACTGGCTTCGGCGGCGTCGACCCTTTCTTTGTGTGCGCCTGGATGTAGAGCCTGCGCAACGAGTCGAGCATCTCGATGTTCAGCGCCGCGAGTTCGTTGTCGACGGTCCACGATGTCGACGTCGCGCGCCAGGTTGCCGCTTCCGGTGGCAGCCATTTGATGAGCGCGAGGAACCGGCGCGCACCCAGTGGGCGATCGCCGTACAACGCGGACGCGAGGTCGATCTGGTAGTAGCGTTGGAAGTCCGCCTCCATCGCTTCGAAATGGTCGCGGCACATCGCCGCGACCGGCGCTATTTTCCCGGGTCTACCGCGTAGAGTGTTGCGATGTTTTCGAGTAGTATGCGCATGTCGTCAATCGTTGGTCCGCATGCGAGGAACGCATCCCACTGGCTGCCCAGGAGTGCACGCACCGCCGCGATCGCAGCCTCTGCGGTTCCAGCACCGGCGGCCTCCGCGATTGCCCACGGCAACTCGGCGGGGAGCGCCCAGTCTTGTCCGGCGAACTTGATCACCGGGTTCTCTTTTGCTGCCTCCGCGCGTGCTGCACGCGCGGCATCGAGGTCGATGACGCGACCGGTCATCAGCTACCCGCTGGTTCGAGTGCCGGGTCGTCTGACATGAGGTACCAGGTGTCGCCGTTGTCGTCTTCGAGGACGTTGAGCGTGAGCGGCAAGTCTGCCGCGCCGGTACGTACGATGCTGGTCTCCACCGACTCGGTTGCCACTACGCGAGCGAGCACCAGGCGGTATGTCTTGTCGCCGTCCTGCCAGTCGACCACGACCGATTTTTCGAGCAGCGCATCGCCGGACGCCGGCGGCGTATACTCGTAATGCGTACCCTCGTCAGTCACCTCGCCGCCACCGAACGCGAGTTCGATGTTGGCGGCCGACCATTCACGCAGCACGAACGACACGTCGAACGTGCGCCCGGTCACAACACGGCGAACCGGGAGGAGCGACTGGAATGCGGCGATGTCGGCAACGTCAACAGACGAGGACAGGGAGATGCCGTCTTCCGAGATGTATCCGACCGAGGCGAAGGCTGCGTTGAGCGCACCGTCGTGGGTTGTGGGAAGGGTGGTACCGGCTGAGGCTACCGAGATGGTGCCACCGGAGCCGACGAGGATGTTGGAAGGTGTGGTCATTTTTTAGTCTCCTGGGTTGGGGTGAATGTGGATAGTTACGCTACCAAGGTATCGCGGCGTCTTTGTGTCCGGGTCCGGGGTCCATAGGATACCCGAATCCATCTCACAAGACGTGACGACGCCTTCCTCCACCTGTGCCGTGGTCATGTAGGTTTCCAAGACCGAGAGGGCGGTGGTCGCCACCTCGTACGCCTCGGCCTTGGTTTCGGCCCACCCTTCTATCGTGATACGTGGAGCGTAGAGCCAGCGTTGCACCGGGATCGAGCCGCCGGTCAAAGTGACCCGCACCCTGGGGAGTGCCGCTTGTTGCGGCAGCTCGGTCGATACCCGGTTCTCGCCGATTAGGTTGGTTAGGGTTTCGTCGTTGAGTAGTACGTCGACGACGGCGGACTCAATGTTTGGGATCATTCGCCCTCCTGTTTACCACGCGAAATTCGGGCGGAAAGTTCCGAGATGTTTTGCTCGTGGTAGGTGTCGTACAACGGTTCCACCTCTATGTTGTTTTGCGAGCCGACGCGTTCGGCGGCGTTCAACATTACCCGGCGCGGACCTTTTGCAATCGACCCATACTCGACCCAAATGGCTTTCCAGTCGAGGTTAGCGACAATACCGACGAGTCCGGTGTATTTCTCCGGGTTTCCATCGCCGTCGAACTGTGTGTCTATAAAACGGTTTCGTCCCCGAGTTGCAACGTTGCGCCGTACACGTTGCGAGACGTTTCGGCTTACAATGTTTTGCGCCTGGTCAGTGCCCGACCGGAACAAATCGGCGTAGTATCCTTCGTCGTATGCTACCACCCGGGCGATGCTCGCCGCCTCGTCTCGTACTTGGTCGGCGACGACCTTGACCGCTTTTTGGAACTGGGTTGACCGGGAAATAGCCGCCATCATGGCGTCCAGGTTGATACGTGCGTCCGATTTCTCACTCACACTATCACCCGCCGCAGGTTTACCTCGTAATGATGTGGCCCGGTTGCGTCATGTCGCAGCACCGGCTCCCCGATAACTTCCCACACGTCGCCGTCGATGTCGAACTTGTCGTACGCCGTGATCTCCTCGTCCGGCCCAAAAAATCCGACGGCGCGACGTTCCAACGTTTCGCGTTCGTCGTCGTCCTCGGTTCCGTCGTTCTCTTGGATGCGGCACGCGAGCACCGGCTGCGCTTCCCCGGAGCCCGGGTAGTCGAGCACCTCGTTGCCGTACTCGTCATACGAGTCGACGCCGGGGCGCAACAGGGTCGCGGTTTGGTGCAGCAGTTTGGTGAACACTTACGCCCTCTTGTAGGTGTCCAGTAGTACCAGCTCGTCCGCCTGCAACGTCGCGGGAGTGTATGACACCGAGTACGCGCCGATCGTTTCTTGCCGCACGGCGGCCGGGACGTCGAGCATGCGGCCCGCGAGTTTTGCGGTGATCGACACAATCAGGGCGGGGATGGTTGCGTATCCGTGCGTGTATGTCACTTCGATGGAGCGCAGATCGGTAGGCCAGGTGCCGTTTAGTTTACGTAGATACCCGTCCGCGCTCCACTGGTAGTCATCCGGGTCAAGTTCCTCGCCGTCCACCTCGACGGTCGCAACGTCCGACACCGGCGTCTCGGGAAGTAGGAGTACGCGCGTTCCGTTGCCGTCTAGTACGATTACGTCGTCCTCAACCTCCTCGATGTATTGTTCTACGATGGCGCGGACCATTGCGGTCGCCGAGTCCAGGGCGAACAACGCAGCGGCGTCATCGTTTGCGATTTCGCGACCGAGCACGTTTTCAAGATCTGCTATCGTCGCGAACGCCATCGGTCACCTCCGTCGGTGGTTGCTTCTTTTTCGCCGGCTTCTTGGCTGCCGTAGGTTCGAGTTTCTTGTTGCCTTCCGGCTCGACCGGGATGAGGCCGAGACGTTGCGCGTCTTTCTCTTTGAACCGGAGCACGACGCCCGGGCGGATTGCTATCTTTACCATCGGCATGTGTTCACCAGTGCCCGAACGCGAAGGAGGGACCGAGGCTTGCGCCCCGGCCCCTCGCTACGTGTTGCGTTAGGTTCAGGAACCGTTGGTCAGGTCGCACACCGCGAACTTGGCCGGCTGCTGCACACCGAACGTACCGCGCCATGACGCGACGACGGCGGTGAGGCCCTTCGTTGCGAAGTCGCTGTGTTGTGGGTGCAGTGCCACCGTGATCGGCGCACGCTCGAACAGGACGGCCTGGCTCCACTCGCCGACGACTGCCTGGCCTTCCGGCATTGCAGTCGAGGCGATACGAGCGATGCCCCACACCGTCGGAGTGACCGCCGAGGCGGGTCCGCCGAAGTAGAACGTGCCCGAGTCGTTGAGCAGGTCCAGGGCTTCCATGTCTGCCGGGTTCATCACAACGGCGAGCGTGCCGCGGGCGTTGCCCACTGAACGAACGGCGGTGATACCCTTGCGGATCGTGGTGATGAGGTCGGTGTCGAACGCGACCGACTGCGTGCCGGAAACTTCGAGGATGCCCTCGATGGTTTCACCGCTGCCGTCGCCCGAGACGATTTCGTCCTCGACCGCTTCCAAGATGCCGGAGCGGAGGAACGCATCGACGAGGCCGCCAAGTTGCGCGGCGTCAGCGAGTGCACGGTTGGACACCGGCAAGAACGAGCGAAAATCCCGAACCGGGAGGCTCACCTTCTCGAACTTCATCGTCGACTCGGACGGGGCCGAACCTTCGGCGACGCCGGCGGCGTTGTTCACCGACTGGCCTCCACCGTAGTAGAGCACCCGGGCAAGGTCCACGACGTCGCTGTTTACACGTGTCGCGGAGAGTTGCGCGAGGACGCTGTTCTCGCGAGCGTACGAGGCGTCGGCCCCGGGCACGCGGTAGGCGTCGATGAGCGTGCCGGCGTAGTCGTCAGACGCGCCGGTGATCGTGGCCTTGATACCCGAAACGGAAACGGCCGGGCTGTTCACCAGGCTGCGTCCGTCGATTGAGCCGTTCGATGTCGCGGCTGCGTGCCACGCCTTGAACGATGGGTCGTTGATGAGACGCTCGCCAGCGGTGCGACCCTTGGTCTCCGCTTGCGGCTTCACTTCGCCGAGGTCGCTGCCGATTTGTTCGACGGCCTTGCGCAAGTCAGCGTCGGCTTTGAGGGCCTTCGCACCGGCAAGCGCGGACTCGACGGTTGCACGCTCGTCAGCGTTGAGGGCACGGCCCTCGGCTGCGGCGGCGGCGGCGATTTCTTTCGCCTGGTTGATAAGATCTTTCATGATTGGTTTCTCCTGGTTGGTTGAAAGTCACTCGATCTCGGTTTCGAGTTCGAGGAGTAGTTGGGCTGTTGCCGCGTCCAACACCGGTGTCGGTGTTTCGACCTTTGCCTCGTCCTTGACCAGGGGTTCCTCGGACTTACTCGTGTCGCTGTTAGCGGTTAGCGAGCCGAGCACGTCGTTGAGAAGTCCGACCGCATCTTTGATACGGTTTTCGTTCTTCGTCGACAGGACTCGTCCCGCCTTTGCATCCGTGCCGCTTGCGGTGGGTGCGTCAAGGTTCGACGCTTCCTCGCTCTCGGCGGGTGCTTCCTCGGCCGGTGTTTCCCCGCCCGAGACTTCCTCGTTCGCGACTTCCAGTTCGGAGAACCGGTGCGCGCTAAACATGTTGGTCGGCAGCCATTCCTCGCCACTTTCGACGTATTCACGTACGAGCGCGAGTGGATCGTCCTCGCTTGCCGGGATTGAGAGCGGGTCGCCGTCGACGCCGAACTCGCCCTCGGTCATGATGTACTCGACGCGGCCATACTTGTCATCCCACTCGACGAACGAGCCCTCTTGCAGTTCGCCTGGCTCGGCTTTGCCGGCGAGGTCGGCGGAGCGCACGTTGATCAGTCGCGTCGCCGGGTTTGCGCCTTTGAGCGTCGGCCCGACTTCCAAGATGTGCAGCTCGCGCAACTCACGCACACCGTCGGCACCTTTGCCCTCTTTCTTGATGTCGTACGCGAACGAGAACTCGGTGACCACGCCTTCCTTCATGAGTGTTTTTAGGTGCTTGGCGGTGGCAGTGTCGAACAACTCGGCGCGCACTTCGAGACCTTCCGACGTTTCTTTCGCCTCGCGCACTGCGCCGATGTAGTAGTCCGGGTCGCTCCATTGATGCGACCACACGACCGGGATAGATCGGCCGGACTCTTCGTACTGTTTCAGCGATTTCTCGAACGCGCCCTTCATGACACGCTCGCCGACCAGGTCCACGTTGTCAAACACGGAGACGATGGCGACGAACTCGCCAGCGGTCTCGGAACCTTCGGCGGCTTTGAACTGAATGGTGGCGGCGGCGTTGATGCGTTTCGTCTTCACCGCCTCACCAGTGCCGCCGCGTGTGGTTCTTTCTTGGTCGGCTTCGTACGTACGGTTGACACCGCGCGCCCATGCCCACCCGGGGTCGCCGCCCCACAATGCCCAGGCGATACGACCGGCGGATGGATACCCGTCCTCACCGGGAGACCAGCCCTGGCCCTGCTTGTCTACTTCGTGGCGCGCGAAATAAGAGAGCATCCGTTTGATGGTCTCAATGGTGAGCGTGCGACCGTTGGCCAGGTCGCGCGCACGTGCGACGCCGACCGGTGTGCCGCCTCGGCCGTACTCGCGTCGCCAGTCTAGTCCGCGTTGCGCCTCTTCACGCACGCCACGCGGCGGCGTCAGGTCTTCCTCGGTGAGTTGTTTCGCGGATCGTTCGCCGCCCGGTTCCATGTCCTCGGCAAGCGAGAGAGCGAGCATCTGGTCGATCGCTTCGCGCCTGGTGCGATGGCATCCCATGACCTCGCCGTCGTCTTTCTCGACCGCCCAGCCGGAGCAGTCGGGGTTCTCGTTGGAGATGTAGTACGGCATTATTCGAAGTCGACCAGGCACGCGCAGTTGGCCCGGTCCTCCACGTCGAGCGCAGGGTCACCGGGGAACATGGCCCCGTTCGAGAAAGGTTGGTCGGCCGGCACGGTCTCGCCGTTGAGTGCGGCGTGCGACGAGCGCGGGTTGCCGGAGGTCACGATCCACGTCTTGGTGCGCAGGTCATTGGCCCGCGCAGCCTCGGACCGGGCGAACTCTCCGATGCCGGCGATCAGAGACGCGGCGTACAGGGGCGAGAGTTCCTCGGTGAGACTGTCGAACAGGTCCTCGACCGCGACCTCGGGTTCGTCTTGGTTGAGCGCATCGTCGAGCCGGTCGAACGTCGTGTCGATTACCGACTCGGCGAAGTTGTCCGCAACGGTGTCGAGATAGTTGTCGGCCTCGTCGACGTCCCACTCGCCGACGGTTGCACCGAACTGTGACGCGGCGCGTTTTATCGCCGGCTTGACGTCGGCCGCGAGTTCGCGTTGGAACCTGGCGCGACTGAACACGTCCTCTGCCTCGGCCTTGACGCCGCTTTTAGACTTTGCGCCGAGACGCGAGATCACCGAGCGGCGTTGCCGTTCGAATGCGTCCTCTATGTCGCCACGGAGGCGACGCGTCGCCCGGGAACGCACGCGTAGCACCCTGTCCCAGCGTGCGGCTTTTGCCGAGTCTGGCGCGATTGTTTTGGCGGCCGGTTCGCTTGACGCGGCACCGAGTAGACGTTCATCCGAGACGCTGTCTTGCGGGCTGGCCTGGCCGCCGGTGAGGACGTTGAGCGGTGTGACCAGCTCGTCGCCACCGTCGACCGGCGGAAGGTTGAGCCTGGCGCGCGCCTCGTTGCGTGTCAGATACGGCGCACCTACCGAGGTGGAGAGTACGGTCGCTTGTTCGGTGAACGATCCGGCAAGTTTGGCGGCGATGTTGAACTCTAAATAAACGTTGTCGTCGGCGTCGAACTCGGGGAGTAGTTGCAGTTCGAGTTCCTGTTCGATGCGCACGAGCCAAGGGGCAAGGCAGTCGGAGTAGAGTTGGCGGTGCTGTTCGGAGAGTGAGGCGTACGTGTTGGAGCCGAGACCGAGCAGACCGTTCGGTATGCCGTACGCGGCGGCGACGACTTCGCGAGAAAGTTGGAACGACTCCAAGTACTGCGCGTCGCGCGCCGAGAATGCGGTCGCCTTGTACTGCATCCCCTCTTCGAGAACGAGCGTGCGACCGCTCGCGGCTGCCCCGGTATACGTCGCCTCAAAGTCGGCGCGGAACCGGTTGCGCGCGGTGTCAGACCAGTTGGGTGCGCCCTGGGGACGCTCGATCACGCCCGACATGCGTGCGCTGTTCGCCCAAAACTTCTCGCGGTACTGCCCGGCGGCGGCTTGTTCGGCGAGTAGACGGCGCAACGTTTCGATAGGCGACAGACCTTTACGTGGGTCGACTGGGTTATACCCGTGGATGTAGATCACGGCGTCGGCGGCGAACTCAACGGTGCCGGCCGAGCCGTGCACCTTGTACGCTTCCGGGTGCATCCAGTTGGTGCCGACGAGTTCGACGATAGATGGCGGAATGCGGACGAGCGCGATGCGCCCCGCCTCGCCGCGCACCTTCACGTAGTAGGCGGTGTCGTAGATTGCAAGGTCGTGGACGAGTGCGTCAAGCCACCGGCTGCGAGTGGCGTGCAGGTCTGGCCGGTCAAGTGTGAGCGCGAGCGGCCCGGTGGAGATACGTGCGCGTTCTGTATCCGAGATGCGTTCGTACGCGTGGAGTGGCACCTGGGCGATGTTGCGCGCCAGGAAGTCAATCGCCGAGCGTAGTTCCGGTTGTGTTTTGTAGATGAGGTCGTACGCGGCGGCGGTCCCGTCGTAGAGTGCGACCGAGTCGTAGAACAACCCGGTCAGCGGGGGGCGCGCAATGCTAACAAGTCCGCTCTCGTTTTGGATTACTGCCATGTTACACCACCTGTACGAACTCTACCCGTGCCCGTTCTACGATCACCTCGCCGGGAACGGCGATAGGTTCGGCACCTGATTCGATTAGTTCCGCATTGCCGAGCACCAGGACGTCGCGGTACGTTTTCAAGATTGCGCCCCTAAATGCGCGCCCGGTCGTAAGGTTTACGAGGACGGTTCGGTATGCGTGGCCACGGTACCCATTCACACCGACACCTTCACAAATACCGCGGGCGTCAATCCGTGCACGTTATCGGGCGAACCAAAGACGAATGGGTCCGGTAGGGCGTTTGCTCCGTCGGCGATTAGGGTGAATGCCAGCACGTTCGCAAGAAAGGTCCCGCTTGCGGGTATCCCGTAGTTTACGTACGGCATAAGGTCCACCGAGTTGTGCTGGGCGATGGTTGGGTATGATGACGTGTGGTTGCATTGACATGCAAGCCAGATTACCTCATTAGCCTCGACTTCGTACGGCGTGCCGAGCACGATTGTGTTTATACCGATCGTTGAGCCACTGTTGATGGTCAGCGTACCCGCGTCCAATGCGACCGCACCAGGCTCGTTATTGTCGTTAGCGTAGATACCGAGACGAAAGTTATGTGTGCCGCCGTGGTTGGCGTTTAGGAACAACCCGATTTCGGTGATCTCGCACGGGTCGGAGAATACTAACCGAGTGACTCCCCCTTTCTGGTACCCAAATTGGCTAGGTATAAATGACCGTATCGCACCGTACTGGGTATAGAACCTTCCGTTCACTGGCTCTAGCGCTGCTAGGGTTTCGGGGAAAAACTGCGGTGTGGCCTGTGTGGCCGGTGCTGGTGTGAATCCTGCGTCGGTAGACATTAGGGCACCTGCAAGATTGCAACTTCGGAGGACTCACCATTGGCGCAGATGCCGTAGAGTTTGGCCTGCATGCGTAGAGCGATGGTTAGCGTCGCACCGGATGGGATTGGTAAACCGGTGTCGCCCGTATCGTCGAGTTCGTCGTCGCCGACGTAGACGTCAGACCCTCCGGTGTTGGAGATTACGTAAGTGACGCGGCCGTCCTCCTTGACGCCCACCGGCTTCGATTCGTCTTCGATGATCGCGGTAGCCTCGTCTGTTACTGCGACGCGGGTGCTGTTCGGGTTGATAGTCATAGTTGGATGATACCTCGCTCCTCGTACACACTGCGGTACGTGTCTAGCGACCCGGATAGTTGCGCCGAGTTGAGTGCCATTATCGTCGCGACACATCCGTCGATGCGTGCGGTCGATGCACTCTTACTCGGTTTTATGTTCCCGGCCGGGTCACTTTGACATAGTGCCGCAGTCACGTGGGTTTCCAGTACCGGGTGCCCGACATGCCGCAGACCGCGCGAGAGTACCAGGCGTTCGAGTTCTTTCGTCGGTGCGGACATGGTGGCGAAGCCTTGCCGGCAGGGCACGCACTCGATCCCCATTTCTACGAGTTGGGTTATCAATCCGGTCGCGTTCCACGGGTCGTACGCGATGGTCATGCGCGGGTACCGGGTTTTCAGTTCGATGATTTTGGCCTTGATAAACTCGTAGTCGATTAGGTTACCCGGTGTCGCTGTTAGGTATCCGTCGGCGACCCACTGGCGATACGGTAGACGGTCGCGCCTGGCGCGTTCGTCTATGTCATGGTCTGGTACCCAAAAATGCGGTTCGACGTCGTACGTACCGTCGTCGTACGGGTGGAGCAAGACGAGGGCCGAAATGTCGGTCGTCGATGAGAGGTCGAGACCGGCGAACACCGGCCCGTCCGGGTTGCGTTCCCGGTATGGTTCGTTGCACGCCTTCCAGGCGTCGGGGTCGATCCAGCGTTGCACCTCGCTCGTCCACACCCCGAGATGCAGCTGGCGGAACGTGGTCTGCCGCGCCGGTGAAACGGTGGCACGTACGACCTCTTCGCGCAGGTACTCCTCGGTGATGGTGATGTCGAGGCTCGGGTTGGCGGCGCGCCACACGTTCGGGTCTTTCCAGTCTGCGTCTTTGTCTGCGCCGTAGATGACGCCGAGGAACGACGGGTCGACGATGTCGCCGCTCGCGACGCGCAACGTGTAGTCGTGCTGCTCCCAGGCGATAGAGAACGGATCGTACACGCCGGCGGTGGTGATGCCGAACACGATCGGCTGGGCGCGTGCCCCGACCGACGTGGCGAGCACGTCCCAGAGTTCTCTATCCCTGTGAGCGTGAACCTCGTCGATAACGGCGACGTGCGCGTTCAGTCCATGCTGCCCGGCGGCATCGGCGCTTACGGCGCGCAGCACGCTCGCCGATTTAGGGTGCTCGATGTATGAGCGGACCGCGCGGCAACGTTTGCGTAGTGCCGGCGACGA